CAGGAAGGTTTGTTAGAAAGGTTAAAACAGTAAAAGCCGAGTTAAAGTACCACAAAATAATAAAAATAGAACAAAAAGACGTAGTAAGTGTCCTATGGGTAAAGGGTTGTAATTATCCCTTTACCCTACAGAGACCCCTAGCCCTTAGTGAAACTTGGGTAGGCTTACTATATAGAGGACGTATGCCTTGGCTGGTGTATGATACAGCTACAGAGAAAAAGAAAGACTCTTGGAGAAAGATATGATACACATAATAGATGGTGTTTTTGCTAATCACCAATTAGAAAAGTTTAGTAAAACAATTAATAGAAGCACTGAGCCTTTTGTTAGTGGATATGCTTCAAAGAAAGGAGAGGGGTTTTTCAAAAATAACGAAGACCACCCCAATGCTTATATGTGCAACACTATGAAAAATTATGCTAATAAGTTTTTTGAGCTACAAAATACTAAAGGTTATGAATATTGGACTCATGTTAATACAAAACCTAATGATACTCACCAAGATAAAGACGAAGTAGCTTACTTAACTAAAGGTATTAGTAGATTTCCTCAGTGTTCAACAGTATTCTATTTGGAAGTAGAAAACTTAAAAGGCGGAGAGTTAGTATTTACAAATGGTATAACAGTAAAACCAAAAGTAAATAGATTAGTATTATTTTCACCCGGGCTTGAACACTTTGTAGAAGAATTTACAGGACATAGAGTATCTATTGCAGTAAATCCTTGGAGCACTAAGCTATACTCATGAAAGCAGTTATAAGTGATAGAATTTATCTAGAAGTACTACCTGCTCAACAGAAAAAGATTGACGACGAACTTACGTATGCCATACCCACGTTTAAGTTCGGTGACCCACCACTCATTATAAAAAATATGGCAACAATAAGACAGGGACTAGTAGCAATACCGGTGGGCAGAATTGACCTAATCCCTGCAGACCACGAAGTAGTAGATAAGAGAGTACTAAAACCAGTAGACTTCCCCAAGTTTAGTTTGACATTAAGACCAAGCCAGCAGTCAGTATATGACGAAATTGGTGACGGCGGCATAATTAACGCTTGGGTAAGTTGGGGTAAGACATTTACAGGTCTTGCAATAGCTGAGAAACTAGGGCAGAAAACCCTAGTAATAACCCATACTTTAGCTCTAAGAAAGCAATGGGAAGATGAAGTAAAGAAAGTTTTTAATATCACGCCTGGAATTATAGGCAGTGGTAAATTCGAACTAGACAGTCCAGTCGTTATAGGGAATATACAAAGTTTATACAGAAAGATTCCAGAAATACGACAGGAGTTTGGTACTCTCATTTTAGATGAGATGCATCACTGTAGCGCACCTACCTTTTCTAGAATTATAGATAAGAACTGTGCAAGACATAAGATTGGCTTGACAGGCACGCTACAAAGAAAAGATGGCAGACATGTTGTTTTCAGAGATTACTTTGGAAACAATGTCTTAAAACCGCCGAAGGAAAACTTTATGGTGCCAAAAATTCATATCTTACCGATACCGATAAGATTCATGGACGGAAATGGCATACCTTGGGCAAACAGAATCAACGAGTTAGCATACAACCCAGAGTACCAACATTCTGTGGCTATGGCGGCGGCATCATATGCTGCTAAAGGTCACAAAGTGCTAGTGGTATCTGATAGAGTAGACTTCCTCAGGAACTGCGCGGAACTCACTGGTGACACCGCAGTTTGTGTGACGGGCAAAGTCCATCACGAAGATAGAGCAGATATAATAGCACAGATTTTTAAAGACAAGAACGTTCTGTATGGGACACAGTCTATATTCTCAGAAGGTATTTCTTTGAATGTTCTAAGCTGTTTGATACTCGCAACACCAGTAAACAATGAGCCGTTACTTACACAGCTTATTGGAAGAATAATTAGAGATTACGAAGGAAAACAACAACCTGTAGTAGTAGACATTAATTTAATCGGGAAGACCGCAAAGAGACAGGCTAGTCTACGACTAGGCTACTATATGAAGGAGGGTTATGAAATATCAACCTTATAAGGACCTCCGAAAAATACTACTTGACATGGGTTTAAAAAATTGTTATAATATATGATAAAATATAATTGGGAAAAGATAAATAGTGAGACCAATGGAGATTCCACTTCAATACTTACTATCATTCATTTATTAACTTATAAGAGAATACCTGCTAGTAGAAAAGACAAGACCTATAAGTATTTTGGGAAAAGCTTTGTCGGTGATAGTTTCTTACTAAATCCGAGACAACTACTTGCAGAACGAAAGAATTATAGCAATAAAGAAGCTGCGGAGTATATCGCAATAGCTTCATTTCGAAATTATTTTTATTACAACCAGACAGGTGAGTCAACACTAGAGTTGATACACTTACCTGTCCCGACAACGATAGTAAATCGCAATAGATTGCTTCGAGTAGAGAATGGTCTAGTACACTTTCTATTTGAGGATAACGCTAAATGGAGAACATAAATGGCATTAAAATTTAATCAGGCCGCAGGGTCTGCAAAGAAAGACAAAATCGATCAGTACACATACAAAGAAGGAGACAATAAGTTTCGTCTAGTAGGTGATATACTGCCGAGATACGTTTACTGGATTAAGGGAGAAAACGGCAAAAACATTCCTATGGAGTGTCTAGCTTACGACCGTAATACAGAGACGTTTAATAATAAGGAAAAAGACTACGTAAGAGAGTTCTTTCCTGATTTAAAATGTGGTTGGGCATACGCTATTCAAGCTATAGACCCGACTGATGGCAACGTTAAAGTTGTTAATCTAAAGAAAAAACTCATGGAACAAGTAATGGTTGCCGCAGAAGATTTAGGCGATCCGACTGACCCTGAAACAGGTTGGGACGTTTGCTTCCAGAGAGTTAAGACTGGACCTATGGCATTCAATGTCGAGTACAGACTACAAGCACTTAAGTGCAAACCAAGACCTTTAACAGAAGCAGAGATAGCTAAGATTGCTGATATCCGCTCAATGGATGATGTCTTACCAAGACCGACTGCTGACGCTCAACTAGAGCTGTTGCAGAGAGTAACCCAACCAGCTGATGGAGCGGAAGCCCCTTCAGATGTTGATTCAGAATTCAGCATTAGTTAGGAGAAACTTATGAATTATAGAACTATTGGAGATTATTTCCCAGACTTTCATGCCCAAGGCGTAGACGTTGATAATACAATTATTGATGTTGATGTGTTGGACAGTATGTGGACTGTTGTATATTTTTACCCGAAAGACTTTACATTCATATGCCCTACTGAAATTGCAGATATGGACAAATTAGGAGCTGATGCCGATGTACTCGGCTTCAGCCCCGACAATGAATACTGTAAGTTGGCGTGGAAAGAAAGCAACCCACTAATAAGGGATATTCAGCATGTTTTATGTGCTGACGCAGGCGGTGTGCTTGCAAAAGAATTAGGTGTTTATGATTATGATAATGGAGTTCCTTACAGAGCTACATTCATTATAGACCCAGAGCATGTAATTCAACACGTATCAGTTAACGCACTAGATACAGGCAGAAATGCAGAAGAAATCTTAAGAACACTTAATGCTTTACAGGCTGGTGGTCTTACAGGTTGCGCATGGCAGCCAGGAGATGACTTCGTAGCGTGATATTATATACAGCAGACTGGCATATAAAATTAGGTCAAAAGAACGTACCCATGGCATGGGCATGCGCTAGATACAGACTATTCTTTGAAGCAATTCAAGAGTTAGAAAGTGGTATAGACTTGCACATTATTGGCGGAGACTTATTTGATAGAGTTCCTTCTATGGACGAGCTTACTTTATACTTTGACTTTGTTAAAGATGTAAAAGTTCGTACCATCATTTATGATGGTAACCATGAAGCTACTAAGAAAAATAAAACATTCTTTAGTAATCTAAAAAGAGCCACAACAGATGTAAACCCTCTAGTAGAAATCATAGATGAAACTACAGAGTTTGACTTTGGTACTATCCTACCCTATGTAAACTTACATAAGAAAGGTGGTATAGAAAGCTGTAATACAGACAAACCTTTGTTCACGCATGTTAGGGGTGAGATACCTCCTCATGTTACACCAGAGGTCGATTTGGATAGATTCAACAATTTTCCAGTAGTGTATGCAGGTGACCTACATAGCCACTCTAATACACAGAGAAATATTGTATATCCAGGAAGCCCCATGACTACTTCTTTTCATAGAGAAGTAGTCAAGACGGGTTACATTCTAATTGAGCCTAGCTTTACTGAAGTTTGGACATGGCATGAATTTAATTTACCTCAACTACTAAGAAAAACAGTAGAGAGTGAAGATGAAATGATTGCAACAGATTTTCACCATACTATCTACGAGATAGAAGGTGACGTAGCTGACTTGGCAAACATCAAGAACTCGGAGTTATTGGATAAGAAAGTAGTAAAACGAAGTAGTGAAGCTACCCTTAATCTAAAAGACTTATCAATGGAAGAAGAACTAGTAGAGTACTTAAGTGCGATACTGAATTTAAATGATGGTAAAATTAAATCAATAATGGGAGTGTTTAATGATTACTCTAAAAACGCTACGCTGGGATAACTGTTTCAGTTATGGGCAAAATAATACTCTTGACCTTAATGACAGCAACCTCACCCAACTTGTTGGTACAAACGGAATGGGTAAGTCTTCCATTCCGCTTATTATCGAGGAAGTCCTATTCAATAAGAATAGT